TGATAAATTGCGGGCGGATGGCAACAAGAATTTCATCATCAACAACCCCTTTAAACGTGCCCCAGGCATTAGGATTGAATTGAAGCTTTAAAAGCATTATTCACCCGTTAATTTCCATGTTGCCACGCTTGCAAGTCCAGCGGCTATAAGCCACCCTATGCGCTCAAACATCCCCAAAGATTGTTTTTGCGTGGCAAGCGCCGTTTCTATTGTTGAAATTCTGGTTTGTACCTCTGAAAGCTTTGAAAATATCTGTGAATTTTGTTCTAAAACAATGGAGACTCTTTCTTCCGTCCGCGCCATCTGCGTTATTGCGTCCCGCACCTGGTCAAGATGTTCTTCAAATCTATCCATACGTGCTAAAACAATATTCATTTTATCATCATCCTCCACCCTATAAGACTCCGTATAGAATAACGAAAGCCGCTATGCCCCACACAAAAACACCAAACAGAAATTCGCCCCACTCCGTTGCTGTATCTACCATGAAATTTCCAACATGGAATTTGATGATGCCGTTGTCGTATTTTGGATGAAACCCCCAACCAATCATATAGGCCAGCGGCTTTGTAAGGCCAGAAAGGGCGATTAACAGCCCGGTAACAGGATAATAGAAAGAAAGCACAAGGCCCGGCATACAGGTTATTGCAAAGCCGGATATTGCAAGCCCCAGCGCCTCATACCAGTATGCGCCCAGCCGGTCCCAATAACCCCGGATAAGGCTTTCATACCATTCCAAATCCCCGGGCTTATCATAATGCCCCAAATCCATATTATTCCCGTGTCCCTTGGTGGTGGCCCATACCGCCAGCCCATAAGCAATAAGGGAATGCAACAACATTGCCCCACCGGATATAAGAATATAAAGAAAGATTGAACAAAAAAGCATTTGTTCCAGCGGGCGCGGAATGTCCGGCCAGCCCCCGCGAAAGCGGTAAAACACGCCACCCATCACACTTAAAACGATTAATAAAACATAAAACATAAGATTACCTTTTAATAATTTAAGTTTTAATAATATACATCAAAGCCAGGGAACGCGGCCTTGTTTCCGGGGCAACATTATATGGACTTTCGGTAAGCCCTGACGTGTATCTTCGGGAAAACCCGGTGGTAGTAACCGTGCCATAATCTTGCAGTTGTGTTGTTGTACCTAATGGAACAGGACCACCGCTACCGTCCTCTTGGGATGCTCCTAAATCGTGGTCATGATCTTCCAGCGCGTGAGCTTGCGTGCTACCCAACACCCTGCCGCTATCTGTTCCCTTGCCGTTGTCCCAGCCACGGACAAATTCGCCGCGAATATCCGGCACATTAAAAGTTGTGCTTCCGTCACCAATCCCGTGCAGCGCAACAACAACATCACTTGTTCCTGAGCTTGTCGCGTTTATGCTTAATGTTATTTGTGTTCCACTATCAACACTGTCAATAATGGTGGCGGCGGGGATGCCAGAACCGCTAACAAACATCCCAGCGGCCATTTTTGATGTATCCACAAGCCCGGTGATAATAGCGCTTGATGTTGTTCTTACACCGCTTTGCGTCAATGTTGTTGCGGCGAATAAAAGTGGGTATGTTGAACGCGATACGGCGGACCCATCACATTCCATCCATCCTGTGGGCGGCGCAAACCCACCAAATGGTGCCACCATCCCGGCGGGTGCGCCGGAATCTACTGAAATTTCAATCCTTGTATATTTCACAATCCGCGCCGTACCGCTACTATCCCCGCGGACTGTGAAAACATCACCAACAACGGTGGTGATATCTACTGTGCCGGGATTTATAACGCCGGGCGGTGAATCCCCGGAAGAATCTGTAATTGTAAAAATACCATCTGCAACACAAGTCACCTCGCGGCCCTGTGATAATGTAATTCCCGTTATGGTCGTGGTGCCTGTTAAATGGACAAAATCGCCTGTGGCGTTGTTTAAATTAAGCGTGGTTGCTGTTGCAATCGCAACCCCGGCATTTGTAGGGCGAACATTAAGCAATAAAAAATCTGTTCCGTCATACACAATACGCACAATCATGCCGCTTTGTAATGACCCAATAGGCGCATTCACTTTGGCTCCTCCCACGCTGCATTTAATGGTTTTTGCGCCCAGCGCGGAAACATTTATTGTCGGCCCAGCCACTGTGTTTGTTGCCGTAACCAGAAAATCAAAAGCATCACCGGCGCCATAGGCAGCAAGCGCTCTGAGTGGTGTTAATGTTATAACATCGGCGCTTCCCCCGGCGCTCCCCCCATAGGTTTGAACGCCCGCGGGTGCAAAAACTCCCCCGGCAATATTCAGCGTTCCTATCGTTATATCTGTGCTTGTTCCGTCGAAAACTTTAATGATGTAGGGGTCTGTTGTTGTATCAAGCCACATCATGCCTTGAACGGCGTAAGACGGGCGGGACGCGCCACTGTGCATTGTGTGCAAGGCACTGCGCCACGGTTCAATATGTGTGTTTATAAATGCTGTACCGGAAAGGGGGCTTTCAAGATTGCCCATATCGCTTTGTGACATTTATCTTTTTCCTTTATGTGCTTTCACGGCCAAAACCCGATGCAATGTAGTCAAATGTTCTGTCAACATGCGTACTGGCCGTTTCATTATAAACTTTAAATGTAAAACCGCCAGCGCTTTTTGCTGTAAATTCAATTCTGTCATCGACATCACCATCCTGAATTGTGATTGCAACCGCAGGCGCGGCCCTAAAACCCGGAGTGAATGTCACGGTTACGCCTGCCACCGGCACGGCCAAATCTTCGCCGCGCTCTATTCTGTCCGGCATATCCACCTGAATAATCGCCTGTGTTACCTGGGGTGATATGTTTTGTTCAAGGCTTGTAAGAATAAGCCGGAATTGAATGGCGTAAAATTCTAAAACACCATCCTGCAAAACTTCCCATGCGGACCATCCAGGCGGTGAGTCCGTGGGGTCTGTCTGTGTAGTGCGAAATTCTAGCGAAACATCCCAGGCATCAAAGCCAATGCCAAATATATCTTCCACTGCAAACATATTCGTAAATGCAAATACATCATTTTGCCCGGCACCAAAAATATCATCTTCTGTAAAAATGTCCACAAAATCAAAAACATCATTACTAAACACGCCACCGGCAACAATGCTGGCGGAAACTATGGATGAAAACACACCGTCAAGGTTAATCGTATCTTCAAAAATATAAGTGCCAACCGCGTCAGAATCCGCCAATACCAGCGTGCCACTTGTTTCAATCGTGTTATCGTGCGTGCCGCCCCAATCCGGTTGTTCAATAATTTCCGCAACGGCGTTTGCAATGCTTCCGGGGTCAAATGTTATAATTGCCGCCGCATCCGCGCTTTCATTGCCCAGCCGGTCCACTGCCTTGATTAAATATGTGCCACCTCTAAACAATGTTGATAGCCTGTTTTCAAAGATTTTCTCCTCTAAAACCAGCGCCGTGGCATAGCTGGCCCCACTAAATACCGGTGAAAATTTTATTATATAATGCGAAATGTCAATTTCTGTGTTGGAATCCCATTTTAATAATGCGGTTTCGCCCGCCACTGCGATTGTAAAATTGGAAACATCGGCAGGCACCCCGGACGCACCAATAAATAAATAATTATTTATTTGCAAAGGCAGGGAAAGCAATGTTGAATTTTTCCGCTTATAAAAAATACGAAGATCATATCTGGTGCCATCTTCCAACCCTGTAATTGTAATTCTATCCGGTGAGGCTTCCAACAAATTAGCCCGTGTAAAAACATCTGTGCCGGATACTTTCACACTTGCAAAAACATCTATATCCCCCTCATTTCTATTTTCCAGGGTAAAGATGGCGCGCGCAATATAACTGCCATCGCTATTAAGTATCATGGCGTTTTCGTCGCTTTGTTCCTCAATAAGCAACGGAGAAACCGGGCGGATAAGAGATAGCGGGGTTGTTACATTGCTATCAAATGCCGGGATTGGGGCATTCTCTGCGTTGTTAATATCCGGTTGTGCATAATTAATGCCGGTAAGCCGGGCGCTTAAATCATTTTGCGGCTCTATGCGCGTAATGATTAAATCTAATTCCCCGCCAGCCTCCACAACATATGCCAAATCACCAGCCGCGGGCGTGTCGGCCAGCGCCAGCGGCGTAAGGAATGTTAATATTTTGGTGCTGCCTGCAACGCTGTTTAATTCTCTATAAAGCATTGAGCCATCCGCCAGGCGAACGCGCACATAATAGGTTGCGGATGATGAAGGAATTGCAACGGTATCATCCAGCGTAATGGACTCCACTGTATCCGGGCTATTGCCACTATTTTGTATGGACTTTATGCGCCCGTCACCGACGCCCACAAGTGGTATATCGTGTTCTAAAACTATTCTATCACCGCGCAGCGAAACAAGATTTTCAACATCCATAAGCCATGAGTGAGTCTCTGGACGTAACCGCGCCGCGGCAATATGTCTGCGTCCTGTTTTAAATGCTAAGTCTGAATTTGTGGTGCTTTGCAGCTCCATAACTTCAAATTCTGTGGCGTTATTTTCATCATATCCATCATCATAAACTGTGATTTCATCTTGTAAAAACCCCTTATCCGCATTGCGAAACTGCACCCGGAATGCATGGGGCAGCGTGGGATAAATTATATCACCGGCATAACCCCAACTATTGCGCGGGGTAACAACCTGCGTGATGGTGTCCTTTACCCTGTCAATCGCCACCGTGCGCTTGCCATCAACAATGGCAGGGGATGCCGCGCCAGCGCTTGCTATATCGCGCAACACCGCGTCAACCGTGGAATCATAATCAATCACACGGTTATATGTGTACCCCTCCGCCACACAATGGGCGTGCCAATCTTCCAAAGCTTCAATATTAAGTTTTGAATCTGCCAAGCGCCGGGCATTGGGCAAGCCCTGCAATACAAAGCGGTATAAGGACGCGGGGTTGCTAGATGCCCGTGTTATCCATGTATCGGTGTCAATATCATAATCCGGTACATGAATGCTAATAAGTGCATTTAACTTGTCCACTGCGCCGTTCAACTGGTCTGTTGCTTTAATGCGCAGCGCTGTGCCGTTTATACCAGGAAGATTAACCGGGCTTTGATATTTAACCGATTTAAGCGCGGTAAAAAACATTTCGTCAATATTTTCTTGGCTAGTGGAATCAATAGAAACCCGGCGGACTCTTACATCGTATGAGCCATTTGTAGGGTATATGATCCTTTGCGATTCTCTAATTGCCTCTGATGTTGCTGCGCCAATTCTTCCGCTAAATGCAACCGTCCATGTTTGCGGCGATACGCCGGATGGGGCATATTCAACATCATATTCCACTGTTCTTGCGTTGCGCGATCCGTCCGCGCCAAAATGAACCAAGCCCCGCGGAAACGTAATGTCAACAATAGATTCGTCAATATCAAGCTGTGTGGTTCTTGTTACATAACCGGTTGCAAAACTAAGCACAATGCTAAAATTATCCTGGAATACGTCATTTGTGTAAAGCGTGGTGCCGCTATCCAAATCCCCGGCGGTCTTGTGTTCAACATCAACTTCATCAAATTCCGTAAGCAATGTTTCACCAATTTTTAAATCGGCTATTGTTATTGCTTCCCCATATCCATATGTGAATAGCTGTCTAACATATTGGTCATTATTTTCCGTTTCTGTGAACGGGCGGGCGGCTTGCAGCGGGAACATGCGGTTTGTGCCAAGGCATACCGGGATTATACCAAAAGGGCTAATTGAATTTGACGCACCTTCAATAAATTGCGTTGGGGATTCAGACGCATTTATTGAACTGCTGCTAGCAAAACCAGTATTTGACGCACCTGGCGGCGGGGCCAGCGCGGAAATAGCCAAGCGCCCAACCGCACCAATAACAGCCGTTAAGCCGCTTGTGATAAGCGCCGCGCCCGCGGCGGTCCCCGCAATGATACCGCCGCCTAAAATTGCCCCAGCGGCGTAAGGCGCGGCAATAAGCACGGCAATGGATAAAAGCGTTGCAATGGGGTTTTTCCCGCCGCGGCCGCCTGTGGGGACAATACGGATATTAACTAGGGAGTTTTGTTTTGGCCTGATAGATGCCCAGTGCTGCCTGGGGATTGGTTCGCCATCAATCTGCACAATCGCGCCAATCTCTGCGCTATTGTACCTGTCCGGCACCACCTCGGCAACCATTTCTTCCAGCGTGGCACCCTCTGGAATAACCATTGAAATCTGCGCGTTGCTGAAAGGAAGCGGCGAAGCATAAATTTGCACATCATTCATATCTAAAAAACCCCAAAACCTTATCTTTCCAGCGCATCGAGTCATATCGCTCATGCGTGGTGTTAATGCCTATTCCGCAGTGTAACATGCTCCCCGGCGTAGTGACTATACCAACATGCATTGGCACGCCGCGCATCCGCAATAAAACCGCATCCCAGGGCCGGGGCACCTCAATGGGTTTCCAGCGGGCTTGCCTTTGTTCAAATATAACCTTTGAAAGTGTTTCTCTGTCATTGGTATCTTCATAATATTCATCATAACTAGGCAGGCTTATTTTCTCTGGATGGTCATGCAAATAAGCATATTGAAGAAGCCCCCAGCAATCGAATGTATCAGGCCCGCGGCCCTTGATTTTAAATGGGCATTTTATATATTTATTATACCATAACATTAAAATAAACCGGGAAAATCCGCAGGGGAAAAGCGCCTTGCCGGAAATGGTTCCAAATCAAAATATTCAACTGAAATATCCCCGGTGATTGTCAAAGCATCATAGCGCACCGCATCAAGCTTAAAATCAACTATCGAAGCCTCTGGGGTGTCCACATCGGATGAAAGCACAATTTCAATATTGATTGAAAGTGCAGAATCCGCTGTGCGGATGGCGGCGATGATTTCCCGGCTGATATTATCAATGGTGATTTTAGCCTTGGCGATGCCGGTATCGTCTTGCACCGGTAAGGTTATTTGAAACGGCATGAATATATATTCCAGCGCATTGGATACAACGCCGCGCACATTGGCCGTGGGTAACAATTCAAATGCATCAGAACAAATGCGCACATCATCCGCAAAAGACGAATGCGAAACCGTGACAAGCACAATAAACGCCTCTTCTGTGGTTTGTGAATAAATGGCCTCTTTACCGGCGGTGGATAGGGTTCTTGGCATTTAAGGCATTATCTCCAATGAAATTGCAACATTATACATCACACCTTCATTTTCTGTGTATTGCGGCGGGTTCACAAATCTTGCGGAAACACTCGCGGCGGTGCGCGGGTGCGTATAGGTAAATTCATCTGCACCGGAAAACACGGTATCGGTATAAAACAAATCTAGCGCCTCTACCTCGGCGGGCGTTAATTTAAGAACAAATTCCAGCGGGCGGATGTTGGCCGTGGTGCGCCGGCGGACTTTATCCGGGCCGCGGTCCATTTGTGTGCGTATAGAATTGCTAGGCGGCGACTCGCGCAGCGTGCTTATGGCGGGGGCAGGAAGGGCGGCGGGCCATGTTGCCATGTTGTTATCTCCTTATTACCGTTCTGCCTGAAAAATCTTGCAGTGCCTTGCGCGTCAGGCTTCCCGGCGTGTTTATATTCTCCGCGGCGGCGCGGTCAATCATAACATTTAATTGAACACCGTCCATTGTTTCCTGTGATTGCGCCTGGACCTGTGCGCCAGCGTTGTTGTTAATCACAACCGCAACGGAAGATGAACCGCCACCATTGCGCATATTCTGTGCCTCAAATGCAGGCACAATCATTTCTCCTTTGTGGATTTGTGCAATCATATCCTGTGGCACAAAATTTGTGCCCACCGCAAAGGATGGCAAAAAGTCGAAAAACCCGCCACCGCCCTGCGCACCGGCAAGAAAATCATCTATGGCCCCCTTTAATGGGTCCGTTACAACGCGCCGCAATAGGATGTTTTGAATATCATCTAAAATGCCCTGCAATATATCGCGGAAAGACTCACCACCCTGCACGGCCTTTTCAAAGGCTCTTGTGAATGTAAGCCCCAAACCTTTGGTGGCATTGTCGGTTTCTTTGGTGTTTTTCGTTACTTTTTCTTGAGCCTCGGACTGTTTCTCAAGGTTTTCAACCGCAAGGTTTCCAAATTCTTTTTCGGTTTCAAAGCGTTTTTCAGCACGGGCTTGCGCATCGTTTTGCGCCTTTAAAAGCTTATCCTGCAATGATACAAATTCGCCCGCCACTTTATTCAATTCTTTTTGTGATTCAATGTTGCGTTTTGCATTGGCCTGTGCGTTTTTATTTATGTTTAAAAACAGCGCTTCCGCCTGCCCTAATTCATCCTGGAAAGGCTTTAAGAATTTTCTTATAGATTGCGCCAGCGCAAAAAATGCTGTGGATGCATCCAGTACAAACAAATCAATGGCCAGCGCAGATTCAAGCAAAATGCCCCTTAAGCCCAACAAGCCAAGCCTTACCAAATCAATACCGGCGGCGGTGTTCTGCAATCCACCCTCTACCGACTTACCAAATGTTTCTGCGTCAATGCCAGAATCAAGAAAGGCTTCTGATATGGCCGTTACGGCGGGCGCAAGCTCTACCGCCAGAATATTCCCAAGTCCTCCAATGGACTTGCGCACGCGGGCAAAGGTATCATTGGCCTCTTCCACTTTCGCCGCATCAATCTTATTAAGGCTTATGCCAAACTTGTCATTAAATTCACGGGCGGAATCAAGGTTTTCTTGGAAGTTGCCCAGTAAATTGATAACTTGCCGCCCGGAACGGCCAAAGATTTCCAGCGCCGTGGCTGTTCTTATGGTGGCGTTATCAACCTGATTAAGCGCCGTGGCAATGGCTTTAAATTGTTCTTCCGGTGAAAGTCTCAAAAGCTCTGCCGGGGCAAGGTTTAGCGTTTCAAAACTTCTTGCATATGTTTCCAGCCCGCGGGATGCCTCTACAATAGAGCGTTGCGACTTGGTTATAATTGTCCCCATCTGGTCCTGGGAAATTCCGGCCTCGCTTGCGGCTTGTGCCAGGGCTTGAAACTCTTTGATATTAACGCCCAGCGCGGCTGTAAGCTTGGCGGTTTCATCAATAACGCCCGCCTGTTTAACTGTCAAAACGCTTAAGGCTGTGCCAACACCAAGAATAGCAACGCTTGCGGCTTTCGCGCCTTTTTTTACCGTGCTGCCAAAGCTCTTAAAGCTAACACGGGCTTTTTTCATGCCCGCTTCAAATCTGGAAGTATTTGCAAAAAGATCTGCGCTTAGTTTAGCTACCTGAACCATGTGATTTTATGCTTTCGAGTTGCGAAATTTGCACATTATGTGCTGTCATTCTCTCAATAATAGCAGTTTCATTCACTGTGTTCACCTTCTTTGTTGCGCTAAATAAATAGTTTTTAAAGGGCGGCATCTTTTTAACCCGCCCAAGCACTGCATTATTATACATCAACCAGGCATCATGGTTATATTTTGCCTCTAAAACTTCGCCATATGCCGCAATCGCGGTGAATAGCTGCCACGGTGTTAAAGCCCAAAAATCTTTAATGGAAATTCCAATATAAAAAGCGGATTTTAGCGCGGCTGTGATTTCATCGCGCTTTTCTTTTACTTCGCCTTTTTGCTTTTTTTTTCTTCTTCATTTACTTCCGGCGGTTCTTCTGGTCCAAAATAAGCAAATGATAATGCTTTATCAATGGCCCGAACCGCAACAACCAGCGGCGGTGAAAACTCAATGATTTTATCTTTGGAAATGATGCCGTGGTGCGCATATAAGCCTATGGACAAAACATCTGCCATGATTTCCATGTTTGCGCCATTAACCACCTTTTCAATATCTTCATCAGTGAATGCGGCCTTAAGCTTGCCCAGCGCCGCCCAATCATATTTGAGCGTGTAAGCATCGCCGTTCATTTCAAGTAAAACTTCACCATTTTGCGGGTTGTCCATGTTATTGCCTTGTCCGTATTAAAAAGAGTTAAAAAAAGGGGTCTTTACGCGCCGGGGTTCCCAAGCCCCACTATAATAAACGCTTTACGCAAATGTTACAGAACCGGTGATTCTCACAACAAAACTTGAATCAACCTTGCCATCAACACCGCCGGAAAGCGGATTTGATAAAACAAAACCTTCAAATGTTGCTGTTGTGCCATCGCTCAGTGTTGCAAGAAACGCTTTTTGCGTCCCTGCGGCCTTTGCGGCGCGGGCCTCAACCTGTCCGGCATCAGCAGGCAGATAATTAACATCAACCTGAAAGTTGCCAAAATCCTGCAATCCCATTTTAAACTCTTTGGCGGAGGATTGGAGATTTGTAAATTCAATTTCTGCGGCCTGTCCATCAAAACCACTAAAATTAGTTACTTCCGACACTTCCGTAAGACCCGCGGGGGACTCACCAGATGGACCAATTTCAAGCAAAAAGCCTTGTGCTACGATTCCGGCTGTCATTTTTTCAATTCCTTATTGTTTGTATGTTACTAGATAACTCGCTGAGCTTCGAAACAAAAGCGGTTCATCTGTCTGATCGAATATATCTACATCATTCTGCAATGAAATTGCTTCAATTTCAACAAAATTCTGAGGGCTATCCGTCCCATGCGGCACTATGCCAGAAAAACCATCAAGAATTTCCTCTATAGAAGCCCCCAGCGCTTTAGCATCATAATACTTCACATCATAAGCATCAATCTGAATAGTGCTTTGCACAACGCCCGTTTCCCCCGCGGTGCGGTTTAAAACGTCCTCAATCTCTATGTTTCTATCTATCATCTGAGATATAACAAACGGCCCGCCCTGGTTGTCCGGCGCACGCATTGCGAACACATTACCCCCGGCCAGGGTCTTTAATTTCTCATATATAGCGGGTTCAACAATCTTAAACATATTATTTCTTTGCCAGCTTTCTTGCTTCTTTTTCTATGTTATCGCCCAGCGCCTTGCCCAAAACCTCAAACATGTTAGCACGGGAACGGTTGATAGCCTGTAAAAAGAAAGGGCGGGCCGGTTGATTGCGCGTGCCCTTTTCATAGAAAAACAGCCAAAATGCTTTGCCGGTGTCAAGCCGTGCGCCCTTCTGCCCCTTTTTAACCCGGCGCAATTTTTTAACCTTAATGTTTTTACGTGCTGTCTTGTATTGTTTGGATGATGGCGATTGTTCGCCGGTATGAACGGGCGTGGCGGCTTTAACTGTTTTCACTGCACTGCGCATAGCTTTATTAACCGATGCCTGCAATGCCCGCTTTGCTACCTTCTCCGGTAATTTCTGTAAAAGATTGTCCAACTCTTCAAAGCCATCAAGTTTTATTTCTGTTTTAATTGTCATTAATAGGCCTCTAACAATTCAGCGGTAAACCATAATTCACCATCGCGGCGCTTGGTTCTATCAACATCCTGGATGTTATATGTCTGTCCATCCCATTCAATGCGCCAGTCTGTTTGCACATCACTGCGGAAACGCACCTTGCCGCGGATGATACCCTTTGAATGCGTGCGTGCTGCCTCAAAAGCTTCTGAGCCGCGCTGTGTTAAAATCATTGCATAATCAGGGCTTCTTGGGGAATCCCCGGATGCATCAATCCATGTTGTTGTAACCTCACCCTCCACATTTACGCGGGATGGGGATTCAAAATAAACAAGTTGGTCCAAGTCTCCGCCGCGCATTTAACCCTCTCCAAACATTGTAATTTCATTTGCAACATCATGCCATTCGTCCGCATATGGGACATCTTCATAGCCCGCAACATCCGGCGTGCCGCGGGTAAAATGCACAATTTTTGCATCTATCGAATTATCACTATGACCTTCCAGCCAGTTCCATTCCGGCCCTACCTCGCCAATTTCATCATCTTCCAGCCAGTTAAAAGCATGTAAGTCCCGCCCAGGCACGGCATTAAGCAAAGCGGGCGTTAAGACGGAGTTTTTTGGATGGGCGTTATTAATCAGCATCATAGAGGACCAATTTTTGCGCTTGTATAATGTTTGTAATTGTCCATCCATCTTTTTGGCTTCTGTGGGGCAATGCTCATGCTTAACGCACATAACGGCATATTTATCATCAATCTGTGCAAGCAAATCATCTATATCTGTCCTAAACAAAAAATCACTATCACAAAACAATGACCACCCTTGAAAGTTATTCATGAACGGAATAAAGAACCGGGATATAGCAAACTCCGTGGCCATCGGTGCGCCGCTTATATCGTCCCACATCTGCCCGTTTCTTTTTGTTGTGGGCCGGTCATAAATGCCCATGCCCTGTAAATGTGGTAATAAAATGGGGTGCGTTTCTTCATAGGAAAAGCTGGAATATTGCAACAATGAATGAATTGTTACGGCATAGGCCATTGAAAATCTTGTATCAAACCCAATAAAAGCATTAATTCCCATGCGCAGTATCCATCATTAAAAGCGCCTTTTCCCTTACATCATCGGGGTTAATTGAGGCCAGCGCGGCGGCGCAATGTTCGCAATGGTCCCACCGTCCACAATACCCTTCATCCGTTTCAACCGCAACATTGTAATGTGATTCATAACCCGTTACCTGGGGTGGTACAAAAGAACCAAATATAACAACCGCGGGCCTGCGCATAGACGCGGCTATATGGTGCGTTCCCCCTTCATTACACATCACAAGCGCCGCGCCTTTAATAGCGGCCAGCGCCATATAGATTTCCGGGGTTTGATAGGGAATAGCGCCATCAATAACCGGCTCCCTATGGTCTTGCACTAATTGATAAACGGGAACAGGAAAATCTTTTATCACCTGTTCCCAGCGCTTTAAACCCCAATTCTTATTGACAGACGCACCCTTTTTAAGATTGGGCGCAACAATGGCATAGGGTTGTTTTAAAGCGCATCTTTCAATATATCCATCATCAAAATAAATGCGGCCGGCGCGGGCGCGGTAATCAAGATTGAATCTGCACTGCCTGCCATGCCATCCTTTGATATATGGCCGGGCACCGCCGCCATCAATGATATATTTTGCAGCATTAGGGTTATAAGCTGGGTTGCCGTGCCATATTTCAAAATCCCGCTTGGCGTTTGTCATTGTCCTAATTGAGTGGGCCATACCGGTGCGCTCAAATTCAGCTTCGCAACGGCCCAGCGCCATTATTTCATCACCAAGGCCCATAACAAACACACTCCAAAACCCACCCGGCGATTAAAACACCGATAATAACACCAAGAACACAGGCAATATAAATATCTATGTCCATGATAAAATGTAATCCCCTGAAATTTCCGTTCTCACTTCTGCGCCCAAATCCTGTAAATAGCGCACCGCAGATAGTTTCTGGCATCCATAGCGCCCGGACATATCGCGTTTTTGTTCAACAATCACGCACGGTTTGCAGCGTTCCAGCGTGTCAACCGCGCCGCGTAAAACAAATTCTTCATAACCTTCACAGTCAATTTTAATCAAATCAACATCTTGAAAATCATATTCATCCAGGCGCTTCATTTCTATTGTCCCCACCTCCCCAGGCTTTACTTGCGTGTCGCCGCTTGAACCATCGGTGCGCGTTTCCAGCGCAACAAAAGCCGCCTCCTCGCCCAGCGCAAAGGGGTGCATATGGGCGTTTTCTAAACCTTCCAGATTTTTGCGCCAGCATTCCCGGTGGATTTCCAGCGGTTCAAACGCTTGCAAGGTTTTAAAATCCAGAGCAAAGAAATAAGACCACAACCCAACATGCGCCCCCACATCAATCACAGTGTTAAAGCTTTTAATATGGGCCTTGGCCATATGATATTTACCGTGCTGATATGTAAGCCTCCCATCAACGCGGTTGCCCACTGTGTTCATCCATTTTGTCAAATGTTCTTCACCGTCCGGCATATACCATTTATCAAATTTAATCATTTTAGATTCTCCATATTTTGCATTTTATCCCAACACTGCCCCGCGGCAATCTCCCTTAAGGTCCATTGATTTGCTGCCAATGCACCGGCCCATTCCATACGATTATCCGGATAATATGGATTCTCCACATTAGCCGGGCTATGTAATCCCATTCTTGACGCTGCACAATCCCCGGTGGTTATAACCGGCACGCCACACATCAAGGACTCAACCGCCGCATTAGATGTACAACAAACCAAACAATGTGCATCTCTCAAATCACGGGCCAGCGGATACGCTGTATTTTTTACACGTATTATAATGGGCCTATCTGTATAAAGCCGCAAGGCGTTTATAGTTGATTCCAGCCAATCCGGGATGCCCAGGCGTTCATAATATTGCGGGGTTTGCGTACAAATAACAATATTGCGCCCTCCCTTATTCCACTTTGCCGCCTTTGTATAAAAAAGCTTTAGCCTTTCATAGTCCGCCGGGCCGCGCCCGTCATGTTGATAAGCGTTTTTTGTGACTCGCCAATATTTTTCGCGGCCAAAATATGCATGATCCCCAAAATAATAATCAAACCCGGCTTTAATACTCTCCTGCAAGCCATCGTGCAGCGCCTGGGCACCGTATCCGGCCCAAATTCCCGGCGTGTACGTGTCCACTATCTCGCCGCCGCTACCTTTTGCAAAGGCTTCACACCAACGCTTTGACCGTGGTTTCCCAACAACCCTATGAATAAAAAGAGTCATAAAACATCTATTAATTCTACCCGTTCAAAACAGGGGATTGCGGTTTGTCGACTCGCATTTAATACCGGAATTTTTATTAACGGCTTGGCTTTAATCATATATTTTATCCAGTTAGAATAATTGCTAAACCGGGATTCCCTGGGGTGTTCTTCGTCCCACCAATGTTTATGGTCTTTTTTTGCATCAAAACCATAATCATAACCCAATAATATTATTCTTTCCGCACCCTGCAAATACGCAAGGTTCATAGCCTGAAAGCCGCTATTGCCACCGGTTGCAACCCCAAACCGTATATCCTCACACCAAAAATGCGGCGGGCTGGCCCTGGGCCGCACAAAATCTAAACCATATTTTAAATGTGATTCATGCGAAACCGTCCATTTTTCGCCTTTAAAATCCGGGCATCCATTTTGCAAATCCCACCAGTCTGTGTCTGCGGCATATAGAACATCCGCCCACGGGGCCAAAAGATAGCCCTCTTTCACAACATAAACTTTGCCTTTGCCGCGACAATATGCAACATCCTCTTTGGTTAAAGAGGGGCCGGACGCAATACATATGGCAGTTTTCATGGTGTTCACCTTACCCATCTTAAGATTCAAGTCTCTTAACCTTAGAAATAAATTACCTGTTGCGCAACCCCCTGCGGAATTTCCAGAGCCATCTGAATTGTAATTGTATCAATATAAACTTGTGGGTCTTGTGAGTTTTTAAAATTGTCTGTCACGGCAGCCGTAACCCCGAAATCTGTTCCAAAGTCCGCAAGCGTGGTAAACCCCAAGCCGTTTATCTCTGCCAATGTCCAAACATAAAACGTGTTGCCATAGCTGTTCGGCCAGTTTGTCCCGGTTTTCTTATTCGCCCCGATTGGCGAGCCAGCCTCGACTAGAGAATGGTTACCATCTGTGGCTTTGCCGTTGCCATTCCATCCGGTACTCAGGTTTCGTTTACGAACCGTCATAACAATGCAAGCGCCAGAGCTTTCGGATAGCACAGTATCGGACGGGTATGGGGTGAAATCTAAATTTGTTGCGTGAAGAGGATCACTAGTAAACCCAGTAAGCGGATCAATCGAAGCCCCTACACCGTCCTGAACCGCTACATTGCCGGGGTTTATCCAATCCTGACCCAACCCGGCCTTATTGATAAAGGTTTGCGCGGCGATGGTTACAACAGATACGGTCATGGTTTCGCCAGCATTTCCGCCAAGAAATTAGGCGCATCCGCCACAGCATCTAGTAACACATCTTTCTCGTCTTGACTTAAAGATGCTTCTGACATATACAGCTCCCGCGCTCCCTCTTCGCTCATGGCGGCGGCGGATATAAGCTTATCTTTCGCTGTGTAATGAATAACATGCTCAAAGTTTATAATGATCCAAGCCCATGCTTGGGCGTATTCAGCCGGGTAGGTTTGTATAAGATCAAGGAATGTTCCCCATGTCATGTTTGGGTCTTGCTCTAATGCCGGGGCAACAATAAGGGTGCAAACTTTGCAATCCTCTTGTGCGTTTCCAGTAAGAGCAAGCCCGTAAGCTTCCAAATCGGTTAATGGCGCATTATTATAAAACACTGCGGCCCCCTATGGCTTTGTCACGCCCAGGGTAATTTGTAGCCCCTGCGCACCGGTTCCGGCTCCGTCAACATCCACCGCGATAACATCACCGGTGGATAAATCATCCTCCGCGGTGTCAATAGCGGCGGGCGTGGCGGCGGTAGATGAATTATTTTCACTAACATCAATGGTTAAGGCTGTTGAAAGAATATTTGCCCCGGCGGTGTCATTTCTAAGCTGCAAGGTTATTGCCCCACTGCTTGAAACCACATTAACACCGGCTTCAATGCTTGTAATATTATAACCATTAAGAACAGCGGGTGCTATGAATTGCGCTGCATCATCGCCGGTTTCCACCGCACCCGCCGGGGCCGTAACAACAATTTGAACGTATTTTACAGGGTCATGCCATTCTGTATCAAAATTAGTACCAGAGGCTTTTCTTAATATCTGCCCGGTTGCGCCGCCTGTTTGCACACCCTCGCCGGTGGCCCCGGTGCCGCCTGTTGCACCTATAAGGGACGTTGCAGAACCCCAAGCCCCCGCGGCCTTTGGCCCGTATAAATCAGATGCCGCAGTGTCAATGTAAAAATCTCCATCACCGCCCAGCCCGCTTGACGGGACTCCCGTACCATTTAAAACCGTGCTGCCATCTGCACCCGCCGCGCCGGTGCCGCCTGTCGCGCCGGTGCTACCATCTGCACCCGTGTCTCCGGTGTTGCCTTTTCCCCCGCGGATGCCTTGCCGAATTTCTACAGAAATTCCATTATCAACAATTTCAACGGTTTGAATGCTTTGGGTTATTTCCAGGGTTTTTGTGGTGGTCATATCAAGCCGCCTCAATTAGTCTTATGTCACCAATCCATAGGCGGATACGTTCGCCGGTTTCATCAACATAATCAATCTCAAAATACAATTCGCCGGTTTCTGTGATGGCCGCGGTGTCAACTTTGGATATGGTTATATCTACCAAATATCCATCCGTTGAATCCACCGTGATTGTGGCGGGGCTATCTTCTGTGGAGGCGCTTAAAACCTCTGTCCCGCCTGCGTTTATTTCAACTGCCTTAAAATAAAATTCATATGCACTAACATCAAGCGCCGCTCCACCAACCTTTATGCGGAAATTGATTGTGAATGTTGCGCCTTTGAAAAGCTTTAAATCTCGTTTGATGGGGTCCATTTAAAAACCTATATCCTCTCTATACGGATAGAGCAGGCTTGAAACCGCCGGATTGTCCTTTAAATCCTTTTCAACATGCGCTTCCCTGTTCTCATACATAGAACCAATCAACAAAAGCGCCGCGGCTTTGATGGCGTAGGTTTGCGCCGGATTGGCGGTGTTAAGGAAGTTTTCAATCACTTCATCCGCGGCATCCATGTAAAGCTGCAAAACAACATCTTCATTGGTGTGCGTTACACGTAAATGCTCTTTAGCCTGTGCGAGTGTAACTAATGACATTATGCCTCTTTACGCACCAAGTCCGGTGCCGCGGCCTCAACATCCGCCCGCTTATGGGCCGTGCCGGTAAGCTCTTTGACTACGTTTAAATCCGGTGCGCCGCCTTTGGTCCAGTGTGCATCATCATCATGCTTTAATGAAGCAAGGGCATCCACCAAAGAAAGCTTTGTATCTTCTTCAACCGGTGGTGTTTCTTTTGGCTTTACAAGCTTTGTATCTACAAATTCAGCAACACCCGCTTCAACAAAGCGTTTTGCTGTTGAATAATTCAGTGTTGTTAAGCGCCCGGCCCAAATATTGCCAAGCAATGCGCTTGTTGTTTCTTTGGTAAAGCGGATTTCAACCTTGCGATTGGGTAGAATTGAAGGGATTTTTATGGGGTTTTTCATCTATAATGCCTCTCAAACAATGAAAAAAGGGCACCAATTCCGGTGCCCTTTAATTCTATAGGTAGTTTTTTAAATCGTCAACTTAAACAGTCAGCAATCCAGATTGCGCGGAGGCTGGGCGGTAAATCGCCAGTGCCTTGCGGGCCGTTGCACTAATCGTCAAAAGCCGCTTTTGAGCGTTATCTTCGTCCTGTTCGTACATTTCAACCATCGTTTCCTTGCGGTTCCACACTTGATAGGCGATATCAAAAGCGGCAGTGACAAATGAACCGGCTGTCATGGCGTTAGAAACCACAACCGGTAACCCCCAAAGAACCGGCCCCATTGCAGATGATGGGTTGCCAATGATATAGCGATCATCTGTCCCAGCATTTACCTTAAGGCGGCTTATTGCAAACCAATCCGCAGGGTTCAAGATAATAGCACTCGGCGCGTAATCCGCAGTGTGTACCGCCTCAATGGCCCGGTTAAGGCTATCAAGCGCATTTTCCCCTGTCAGCGGTGTAAACACCGTATGATTGCCGGTGTCTGTAATGCCGGAAATATTAGGGTTTGTGCCGTTACCTGTCAAAAGCTGAGTGTCAACTTTCAAATCAACACCATAGCGCAAGCGGGTGTCAATATAGCTTTGCAGTGCCGGTGCATCTTCAAGAACATTACGCGAAGCTTTAATAAGGTGCGTAATGTCTTTGACAGCGGCCTGTACCAACTCAAAAGTTAGAGTTGATTCCGGGCTTGCAACACCTTCATTGGTTTCTGCCGCGGCGTTCGTAAACAGCAATTCACGGGTGTATTCCACCATATTGCTGCCAGTTGTGCCTTGTGGGAGAATGTCAGAAACCCGCAACGTGCGAAACGCACCGGGAATAATACCGGCCAAGCGCTGTGTTTGCACAAGGGTGTCGGCATTTTCAAGCGGTGAACCTTCCTGACTAATAATAGTGTTGGCCTGGAATTGCAGTTTGGTTTGGCTACCTTGTGCGAATTGCTTAAAGGCATCCGACTTAATAACCATTTCACCAAGCGTTTCAATCGCAGCTTTGCCGGACATGACGTTATCCGTCATATTTTGTTCAATGTCCAAAATCTGCGCGGAAATGCCAGAAAGTTCTTTTGCAAGTTCATCTGCCCGTGTCACTGCGGCTTTCGCGTCCGCTCCACTGGCTTCAACCGAAGTTTTAATATTAGCTTCAACTTCTTTTTGCTTTTCAAGAAAAGCGTCGATTGAGGCGGTTGCCTGTGTAACAAGCTCCGCCGGGTCTGTTGTAGTTGCTGGTACTTTGTCCATGTTATTAATCTTTCATGTTATGGATTGTTTTTTGCAACGCCACAACGGCATCACAAAGTTTATTATCATCAGCGCACGGCTTGACTTGGTTATTGTCGGTAGCGCACGGCGTACCGGTCAAATCTTTAATAAGGGCGCGGCGTTCACTGCGCGACTTTCCAGCCTTTGCAAGTATAACATCCACTTCCTTTAAGCTGGAATTATAGCTTGCTTGCTGTTCTTCTTCAACCTGCAATTCATCGCTATCAAGAAACGCACTTGCAAAGCCCATTTCAATGGCATCCGTGCCGCTAATCCAGGTTTCTGCGTCCATCATTGCAATGATTTCATCTTCGTCCAGGTTTACGGCCTTGGCGTAAATTCCAACCATAGATTCATCAAACTGCGCCAACACATTTGCATTCTCGCGCATTTCATTTTTATTGCCTAAAATAATATTCCATGCGTTGTGGATCATAAAAAATGCGCTTTCCGCAATCTTAATTTCATCACCTGCCAACGCTATAATTGAGGCAATACTTGCGGCCATACCAACAACACGCACCGTAACCTTGCCATCATGTTCTTTTAAAAGATTATAAATTGCAATGCCGGTGAACACATCGCCGCCCGGTGAATTAATATTTACCGTTACGGCCTTGCCTTTATTCTTGCGCAGCACGGCGCTAACAATCTTTTCTGTCATGCCATCCCCAAAAAAATCTTGGCCAATCACATCATAAATATTAATGTTGGCCTCATCGTTTGAGTCGGCGGCGTGAATGTCGGGGTGCCATCGGGCCATAACATTTTCTGGCATAAATGCTGATATGTCCTTCGCCGACAAAGCGCCGCACGGATTATTATTTATCGTCTTTTGGGTTTTCATCTTTAACCTTTTTTTCTTTCCATGTCCTGCAATTCTTCAATGGGAGTCATTTGCTGTTGCAGATATAGTTTATCACCACCGGCCAGCCCTTTCAAACCCTCATTTAATCTTACTTCATTGGGCGTTAAAATCCCGCCTGTCACGCCCTCTTTGCCGGACGTGATTCTGTCGGTCTGGTCCGGGCGCAACAATGATTTAAAATCAAATTGTATTTTCATCGTGTCGCGTTCTTTTGCGGTTAATAAATTACATTCTAAAGATGCTTCATATCTTGAAAGATAGGGCTTTAAATTGAATTTATAAAAGCCCTGTATAATCTGTTCAATGCCGGTGCCAAGGGGTGTTCCGGCCTGAGTGTCATTAACCAAAACCGATGGCACACCCCAAAATCTACAAATATCCTCAATCTGAAAACGCCGCGATGCCAAAAGCTCAATATCTTGTGGTGATAATGAAACTTGTTCATATTTCATATCAGCTTCCAAAACAAAAAGCCTGTCGTCATTGCCCTCTGTAAGTTCTGAAAAGTTCTTTTTTATCTGGTCCCTTTGTTCCGGCTTCAAAACCTTATCAATCATCAGCAAGCCGGATGGCTTCCCGCCATTTTTATAAACCTTGGTTGTGGCAAGCTCCGCGGCCTGCCCTACACCAACGCTATTGCGGGCATATGCCAATGGTGATAGCCCGATAATGCCATTACCAAAAAGCTTGTTGTGCCAAATGGTGTTTTGGTCATATACGCGCAATCCCTTATCCTCGGTGTATTGGTATTGTACGCGGCCATCCTCTTGTAATTCAACACACATTTGTGGAGTCATAAGGGGAATAAGGGAAATTATTGCACCATTTGAATTGCGTTGTATCACAGAATAGTTATTGCCCTGCATGACATATTGATAAGTTATAGATTCAAAATATTCTTGCCGAGTCTGCCACCGGTTCATTTTACCGCGGAATAATTTTGAAAGCGGGTGGTCATTAAAAAGCTCTAGCTCCCCATCATCATGCTTTTTATAAACATTGATAGGCATAGAGCCTATGGATTCTGCAATCAATCTTGTGCAGGCCCACACCGCGGATAATTGTAAGGCGGAGTCTATTGTTACCGGCGTTGCGGATTGGTTTGCATATGAACCCGGGGAAGATGTTTGCTGTCCCACACTCCGCGTTGTGCCGCCCGAAAAATAACTAATAACATTGCGCCACAAGCTCATAGAAAAAACCTTTTATAAAATAGTCCTGGATAAATTGTAAGTTTTTAAAGGGAAATACGCAAGGACTTATGCGGATATTGGCGCATTCAAAAATTCTTCAATGGGTTCTTCTTCTTCATGCGGTCTTTCCGCAATGCCAGCCGCCATCACAAGCGCAACCATCCCATCTATTCTGCCAGATGTTTTAAATTTATCAAGCTTTCTGTTGCCCGCCGGGTCTTTTGTCACCACGGAATTAACCGCGCACATTGTCAAAACTGGATTATCGCCGTGGTGTAAAACTTTATTAAGGATTTTTTCCTCCAAAGCGTCCAGGGCCGGGGCCATATCCTTAAAGCCTTGCCCCCAGGGCACAAAGGGAAGTTCAACCCCCAGCCGTGTTATTTCCTTAAGCATCACATCCATGCGCCACCGGTCAAAAGCAATAGCTTTTAATTTATCAGAAATGGGCCGGGTTATTTCTTCAATCGCGGTTGCGGCAAACTCATAATCAACGGTGGCCCCTGGCACCGTGAACATATAGCCTTGCTTGTGCCACAAAACATAAGGTGCCCGGTCTTTATGTCCCCTCTCTTCCAAACCAATTTCAGGAGTCCAAAACCAGCAAAACGCATACCACTCTTTGCCTATGCGCCCCAACAAAACAAACGCGGTTAAATCCGTTCTTTTCGATAAATCCAGCCCTCCATATATTTCTTCACAATCTTCTAAGCGGATTCCGTCTTGTTTTACAAAATCCCCGCCGCAAGTTTTCCAAACGCCCACGCTAATAAATGGTGAGTTTTTAGAAACGCGCTGATTAAGATTAAGATTGCGGAATGTGTTTTCAAAGGATGGCATCCGGGCGGCTTTTGTGGCCTGTTTTTTTAAATCGCGGTATGACCTGAAAAGCCCAAGGGCAGGGTTTGAAAGCCGCCAGGCATCTTCGTCTAATAAATCTGCATCATCGGGGGTTTCGTATATATGACATACTGTGTTTTTAGGTTTATGTTTAATGGCATCATCAATTAAAACGCTAAAAAAATCCGCATCATTTGAAGCCTGGGTTGAAATATAAATTATAAGCGCATTATCATATGCGCCCTGCGCAGTTTCAATGGCATCAACAAAATCAGATGATGGCCCGGATATTTGCCCCACTTCATCCAGGATGGCCAAAATCGGTGATTTCCCATGCGCTGTGTTTGCATCTGCTGATATGGCTTGATATTCAACATTCATCGCCAACCCAATTAGCTTTTTGCTAGACGGTACGGGCCGCACTTTATCGGTAAGCTTTGGGCTTATAGCCACGCACTTGCTTGCAAGATTGTAAACCTGCGCCGCCTGTTCTCTGGACATAGCGCCGGATATAATACTAGAATTTTGAACGGCCTCCGGCCCAACAACGTGAGCCAAAACAATAAAAGCGATGGTGCCGGTCTTTGCATTTTTGCGGGCTATACTCAAAATGGCGGTGTCTGTAATATGCGGATTATCGTAAATTTCTAAAATGAATTTTTTTTGAAACTTTGCAAGCCTTACCGGTTCGCCAATAAAATCACCTTCCGGCACAAGACAATAAGATTCAATAAAATCAATTACCCTTCCGCCGCGGGTGGTTTTATTTGCTGTTTTTTTTTTGCTCATAATTTACCGCGTCTTTAATTCACAGTCGGCTTGGCAAGCAAATCATCATCATCATCTAAAATGCTATCCTGCAATTCTTTTGCTTTGGTGCGCCGCCTTCCTATGTCACGGGCCTCGCCATCCGTGCCGCGGGCGTGCAACGCAAGAGTCCGGCGGTAAGCTATAACATTTTTTGAATGCGCATCAATAAGCTGTTTGCGGGGGTTTATATATATTCCAGTTTCTACCAGCTTATCCGCGTTTCCATCTTTGCCTTTCAGAATTTGCTTTTGTACTAATACGCCGCCCTCTTGCCGCATTATGTGTTGTTCTTTTTCAAGGTCTGTAAGCGTGCGGGCCAGCAAGGCGGCAATGGTTAAGTTGGCTTCATCCCAATCATGTTTTGCAAACTTTGCAATAATTTCATCCCAAAAATAATAATCCTTTTGTCTAAACCTTACATGCACGGGCGGGTGAATTTCCCTGAAAGCTGCCTGCGCAATATCAACATCACTCTGTAAGCTGGAAGCGCTTGGACTTTTAGCGGCGGGCCTTGGTTTGCGGGGTTTGGCGGCGCGTGGCTTCGTGGTTTTGTCCGCGCACTTACTGCGCTTTTTTATCTTGGTGTCTATTGTCTTGGATTTTTTGGCACTATTTGCACCCTTTGAAACTGTCTTTTTGTCAGTCTTTTCTAGGCTTTTATTGCCTCCCGCTTTTGTTTTAGTTACCATTGTTGCTGCCCTGAAAAACTGTATTTGTTAAAAGAGTCTTGT